AACAGAAAAGGGCGATGCCGATTTAATGACACCGCCCTTATTCTTTTTATCACGTTTTCATGGCATTACCGCAATGGGTATGTCCTTATGCAGATGAACAACGTTTGAACTGTTCCACATCACCGATAGCACCGCCAAAGCGCATCCACCCGACCGCAATGTCAGAATATTGCGTTTCCTCAAAGCGCGTGAATATGGTCAAATTCATTCTGTTTCCGCCCTTCGCTTTGATTTTCGGCAAACACACATAAAACTTATTCGTTGCCGAAAGCATCATCGTGAATCGCGGAACAACATTATACAGAACACCATTGAAATTCGCTCCGGCAAGAGACGCATTAAGCAATCCCAAAGCCCTCGTGATTCTCGCTCTCAACTGGATTGGAGCAAGGAGAACAAACTTGGAATTTGGCGTAATGCCATAACCCTTGTTGCGACAATCAGTCAATATTGCTTGACATGCCGCATTAATGGTTTCGATGTCCCTTATCGCCGCATAATTCGCATCGGTATTCGACAATGCGGCTGGAACCGGTGCTTGCCACGCCAAATTACAAGAATTTGGCAACGCTTCAATCAACGCATAGAACGCCGCCGCTCTGTCATACGCAGCACGATTGCGAAATGCAATGGCGTTATCTTCAAGCGTCCAATACTCTTTGTCGTCAATGAGCGTTCTGTCCCATTGCAAACCACCGCCATATTTTGCAAAATTGACGGTGATTTGCTCGCCCGCCATCTTTGCCAACTTCGCAGAACCGCCAACCGGAACCTCGACAAATGTGATTCCGCTCTCGACGTCAAGAATTTTAAAACCATTGCGATTCGAGCCTGTAAAATCACGAATGTCGAATATTTCCTCAAACGCAAGGTCATAATCCGGAGTTACGTTATACTTTTCAAGAATTTCAAGAACGGAAGCAGGAAAATCACCCGATTGTCCGAACTGTTGAATAGCCTTCTTGATTTCTTTATTCTCAAAAGGCGCGGACAAAAAATAATTTACCGCTCCCTCTAAAAGTTTGATACTGGAACGGTCGGCGAAATTGACCTTATCCCAATCTTTCACGATTCGTCCCTTAAACATATTGAATCACCCCTTTTCTTTACAAAACTGCAAGCATACCATCAAAACAACACTCGACCCATGTATCGCCAACCGCAGGCGTCTTGCGACAAATACCGCAAATAACATTACCGGAAGTTTCTCCAACAATGTCGCCGGTTCTTGGTTCATACGCAATGGGATAACCAGCAACAAATTCTCCGGTTGACGCAGCACACGGCAAGAGAATGATTGGCGCACGAACAATAGCCGTGACCAAACTATCCTTTGCGGCATCAGAAACAATCACCGCCACCGTATCTCCAATTTTGACAACATCACCGGCATCATAACCGCCAGACGGAGCCTCGACATCAATCGTCCAGCAAGCATCTATGGGACAAAGCAGGCGGAAACCCTGCTCCACGCCATCAACAACTTCTGCCATAATAATCACCTCCAATTATCAGCGTTTGATTCGTTTTTTCTTTTTTTTATGACAAGGCATTTTCAAATCCTTATAATCAGGGAATCAGCGGATTATTCTTTGGGATTGTCAAGTCCGAATTTTCTTCATTTGACTGCTCTTCGTTTTTGTCATCATCTTTGTTCTGTTTTGTCTTTTGCTTTTTGCCAACAAAAAATTCGTATTTCTCTTCATAGTCTTTAATGGCATTGTTTAAAAACTGGTCAATTTCTATGGCAATTTTTTCTCGCTCAATCGTTGCGGGAGTAAAAGACAAAAACAACCTGTCTATGTAGTCTTTGAGTTTCGCATCATCAATCTTGCGCTCTTTCAATCGTTGTTCGAGAATAGGTCTTGATTCATATTTGTTCAACTTGCCAGTAAGTTCGACAACCTTTTTTTGTGTTTCTTCTTGTTCCTTTTTTATTTTGTCTTTTAACTCTTGCAACTCTGCTTCTTTACGCATTCCAAACCCTTGCGCATCATGCTTTGCCGCATTGACAATTTCGACAACTGTTCCATCAGATAAAAGAGATTCTTTGCCAAATAAATCCGATGGGCGCAACCCGCCAGCCTTGACAAATTCCCTCACGTCTTTAAGCGTGATTTCCATCTTGTTTTTCTCCTCTTCGGGATTTTCTCGGAACGCCTGCAAAGCACCTAATAGAGTCGCACCGGCAAAACCGGCACGCAACCGCTCCCCTTGCTTCGCAATGGCAATTCCAGTTAATTTCTCTATGTCTTTAACATAGGGACTTCCTGAATTATCAAACTCAATCAATGCGTCCGCTTCTATGGACGCTATATCATATTCGACATTTCGCTTTTCTGGTTTGATATAAACAGTCGCCAACGCTTTAAGAATGCCGTCTTGCTCAATCACTTTACCACCCACAACCTCACCGATTAACTCTCGTCCTGCATGGTCGTTTGTTGCGGCATGTCCAGAAAAGACCGGCAACCCGCTCTTAATACGGTCATAAACTTTGCGGACGGCGTCCTTGAAATATTGCAAAGATAGTCGTCCGCTACCGACCATTTTAGAATCAGCAACGCCTTCATGCGCAATGCAAAAAGTTTTAAACAACGGATGAGCGTCCTTCTCTTTAATCTCTTCCCACAAAGACGCTGGAATGGTTTCGAGAATTTCCTTGCTCGCCATTTGTTGTAATGATGCTTTGAAACGAAGTTTATTCATTCTGATTCTCTTCTGTTTCCATAAATCGCTTTAAGTATTCATTAGACGATGCCTGTTTCTCTGCTTCAATGCTTTTAATCTCTTCATCAACATTAATATCAGGGATTTTAGATATGATGGTCTTTTTCGACAAACAACCGGAATTAAACAACGGCAACCACTCTTGAACGATTTTGAGAACCTTGTCAGATGTCATAAAAGGCAATTCGACTTTGAACGAATTAAGGTCATACGGGGTTTCATGAAATTTGTCCGTAAGCATTTTTAGACAATCCCGCCCTAATTCTTCATAAAATCCAATCCATGCGTTTCTTGCTCGCTCCGTTGCGCCATAAACAAGGTCAACCAAACTATCCGCAGTCGCCCGATTAGACATCAAGTCGGGCATTCCCAAAAAGTGAACAGGAATACCGGAAACACTTGATATAATTTTGACTCGATATGTTATCTCATCCATGAGTGCGGACATGGTTGCGGCAGACGGAGAAACGAATATCATGTTCCCATTTGTAATAACCGCATTGCCGATTTTCCAATTCGTGGATTTAAGCGTAGCGTTTAATTCGGCGGCGGCATCGGCATCAGGAACCGTAAAGACCGGCGTGGGTCGTGAGAATAAGTTATTGATTTGACGCAAGTCATAAAAGCACTTATCAACGGCTTCAATATGCCCCAGCAAATATCCAACAATGGGAGCGGTTTCGTTTGGCGTTGTCAATCGTCCACCAAACTTCTGATATACAAACTCGCCCATATTCATTATTTCGTCTTTATTGGACTTTGAATCTGTATATTTGCATTGCTCATATATGTTATAATAATCACCGGTTATAATTTTATATTTATATTCCGAGTAGGGCAAATGAACGATGCGGATTGTCTTTTTGCTTGTTTCTTTATTTTCTTCGGGGACAAGACGAACCAATATGCGCCCTTCTATCTCGGCTTCACGAGCCAAAGCCTGTCCGACCTCGATGTCAATATTATTATATTCAAGAATTTGATTTATACGGTCAACGGCGGCTGTTTGCTTGTTATCTATCGGAACATATTTAAAACCGCTCCCATAAATAAAGGCGGCTCGCAGTTCAACGATTGCTTTGGTCAAATCGCATCCCCATTCGGCAAGTCCGTTGTATTTGCGAACGATTTCAGTTATTTGCGCTTCGGTTGTGTTGTATTGATTAGACGTTTCACTTTCAAGGCGTGTTCCCGATAACAAGGAATCAACTGTGAATTGCAATTCACGCACTTCTTGTTTGAGGCGTTTGTTTTCAACGAAATTTTGAATAAATTTACGTATCATGGCTAACGTCATCTCCGAACACTGATACCCGTGTCAATAAAAATATGCTTGTTTCGATTTATAGGATATAGAGATAAAGCAAACGCATCCGCATAATCAGGTGAACGCCCAATCTTTTCTTTTACCTTTTCCTTTTCCTCCATTTGTATTTTGCCATTTGATTTGAACACAATTCTGGTCGCATTTAGTTCCTCGATTAGATATTGATTGTCCGGCAAGGCAAAATCGCTTTTCCATTGCGGATTAAGTAAATCTCGAATCATCCAATAGCAATATGAACGCAAGTTCGTGAATTGCAATTGACCAGATTTGTCCGTCAATCCTTCCGCCGACTCCGAGAATTTGACTGATATGGCTTTTACGTTTTGCTCTTTAAGCCTTGAATATATACCCGCTCCCTCGCCAATTGTATCAAGCATTAAAGACGCACGAGAATGTCTTTCGGAAATTTTTTTAACAATCCCCGCCGTCTGCATATGTTCTTGACCGGCATAAGCATCAAATCCAATAAGGGCGTTATCCGTTCGATATGCTATAACGGTCTTATCTGTTCCCAAACCGGCAATATCAACACCAATTGATAAATTCCCTTCGACAGGAGCATAGGTATTGACGCCATAGGGATAACGTTCTTTCCATCGCTCTATTGCCTGCTCAATCCATGAGTAGGGAATAAGAACATCGGGCGATTCTTTTGGAAACAAACCGAGAATCTTAACCCTATATAAATCTGACGGGCGATACCATTCGCCATTCCAGCAGAAATCACCATCATCAATATTGGCTTCTTGTTCCCTTATTTTGGTCGTCCAACCCTGCATATTAACATGGTCATCAACCCACTTATAATCAACTTGACCAGAATAAACCACTTTACGCTCAACCACGTTTGGCGCATCATGACAATTAAGCGTGAATTTCTTAAACAAATCGGACTTGAACGCATTAAAAAATCCACCAGCGGTATTGTTTGGATTGCCAACGAGAAGTAGTTTAGAATTGCCAGTTAATATGCCTTCAACCGCATTATAAATGGCTTCACACATACCTGACGCTTCGGACATAATGAGATATAGATTTTGCGAGTGATAACCTGTCCACTTCTCTGTATCACTATCCGTTGGTTTAAATCCGAGCAAAAACCAGTCAGGGTCGGGCATACGAATCAACGTTCCGAGCAATTCTCCACCTAAATTTATTTTCGCATTGTTATAAATGCGCCTGATTTCGGACATCATAATAAAATTGACTTGTCTATCTGTTGGAGCCGTATTGAGAACTTTCGATGGATAGTTAAGAAACAAAAAGCACAACGCAGAAACCGCCGCAAGATAATCTTTTCCTCTTGCATGTCCGCTTTTAACTACAACTCTGGAATTGTGTTGTATGGCATCAATAATTTCTTGCTGTTTGCCATCAAGAGACACGCCAAGAATATCAGATGCAAAATCATTCCATCCATGCTCGGATGTTCGGTAATGCTCAATACGCCTTGATAACAAATCATCCGCTTTATTCTGGTTCGTTAGCGTTTGATTGTTTTTCTTGTTTTTCGCCATTCTTGCCATTATGTTTCACGTGAAACTCTTTAACTATATCTGCAAAAGACGATTTTACATTAACATTGCTATTAATATTGCTATTTAAACGATTTTGCCAGTTATCTTTGCATCTATTGGTCAACCAAAATATAATTGCCGCAACCTCCGGCTTGTGTGTCCGCTTGTTAATTGCTTTGTGTTTTCTGATTTTTCCGTCAACTTCGGTGATTGTTATCACTTCATCTTGCGATTCGTAGCCGGTGCATAGTTTATAAAGGCTTGAAATTACTGTATTATTTGCAACCTCACGGCTATTTTTAACGACTTCCAGAAATTCGGGATGTTTGCGTTTGTATTGATTGGCGGTTTCAACAGATATTCCGAGATTCTTCCAACACTGCGCTTCCGTCATGCCTGATTTTAGCCACGTTGCGAGTTCTTCAAGACGTGGTTTAACATAGAAATCATATTTAGACTTCCGCCCTCGATTAGATATAGATTTCTCATTCATTATGGAATTATCCGATACGTATTCAGGAATATACAAGTCAAGTCAAAATTTTAAGAGTATATTATAATATATAAATATAATATATAATATATAATATATAATATATAAATATATATATCTTAAAATTTCACGTTTAATGCCATTTCCCTTAATTTTGAGCGGTTTTATAAGTTTTCTCATATCTTTTCACAAATTAACATTTAAAATACCGCCTTGACATGTTTTTGAACGATTTAAGGGCATTGTAAAAACAAAAAAAAGACAAGCAAAGTATTTATCCTCGCTTGTCTATAATAACACAATGAACAGCCGATTGTTATTTATTTCCGCCTCCGGTAAGTCTCACCGCCTCTGCCGGCATGTTTTTAACGTTTATTCTAACCTTTTTCTTTGCCGGTTTTTTTGCTTTTCCTTTTTTGGGAAATTTAATCGGAACCTTTTTTGCTCCAACAGCCATAACTCATCACCTCCTACTTTTTTAATGCTACGTTCTCCTTTTTTGGAGGTTACTCCCGCTATCGTATAAACAATAGCGGGAGCGTTAACACCAATTAACCTTCAATAATGCGGCGCACGTATGCTCGAAATTGACTTCCACGTCCATTATAATAACGTGTGCCAGACAAACCAATTCCCTCGCATATTTCTCGCGCCAATTCCATCACGCCAAATCCGCGAATTTCTTTCAAGCCGTTATCTAAATGAACGCCCTTGAAAGAATGCGGGTCATCACGCAAGATGTATGGTTTAACGCTTACTCCAAACGCTCCCGCAAGTTCGATGGCATAATCGCCATCAATAATCTCGTGTCCGTCCATCTCGGATAACTCTTTCACCGCTTGTTCTCTTGTCATCGGCATCATCATTCTCCTTTCGATTCGGGTTATTTATTAAATCGTCCGCCGTCCGCTTGTTGTTTCTATCTCTTCTCGGCGTCCGTTTTAATTTTTCAATGAACAATTTAATTTATCAATTTTGTGCTTAACTAATAATATAGACGTTTTCGCCACGTCAAGAAAAAAATTAAATAATTTAATATTTTTTTGCGCCTTGAAACACGACATACAATATATTGTATTTGTATATAGCGCGGCATACAATATATTGTATTTAA